GTCTTCGTCATTAAAATAGCCAACACCTATTCCATTATCTTCAGCCATTTCACAGTTTGCCCAAACATAACCACCCAAAAAACCTTTAACTGCTTTCTCTAGTTTTTTGTATTTCTTTTCATAGTCTATTTGCATGTTTCACTCCTTCGTTGATTGTTGATTTATTTAGTCTTCTTCATCTTCATTTTTATAACCATCACCCATACAAACATCACATTCAATCCTTGAATGTACATCATCATAAGTTGCTGATAAGTTATAAAATCCTGTACCTTCACACATCTCACATTTTGTCATTATAACTCCATATTGTTGATTGTTGATTTTAAAATGTCGTCTAGTCAATACCCACGTTAGTAAAACTGCCGATTTGGTATTATATCACTAGACAACATAATAAGCGTTGCGTATTTTACGACCACGTCTACACCCTAATCTAGTCGGATTTATAAATGAATATAAATCTCAAAGCGGTAGACCTGCCACCGCTTTAAGTTTTATATTTAACTTTCTTCTCTGCCTGTTGCGTCTAGGAAATCATCATATCCGCAATTATAAGCAATAGGGTCTCCTGCCTCTAATAATACAGAGAAAGGATTGCAAGACGTTCCC